TCTTGGATCATTTTTGCTCTTGTAGTATCTATCCACTGTTGTTTAGCGGTATCTTCATCTGTACCTTTACCTACAAGATCTTGCCATGGAAAAACTTCTTCTTGACCAACAACTTCTGTTACAACTCTAGGTGTATTACCTCTATCCCAAACCTTTCTAGTTCTCTTTACATCTCTAGTTATTTTAGTGTTAGCTTGAGTTTGTAAATCCATCTCTTCTTGTTGAGATAATTTACCTTCTGTTTCTAGTCTATATTTATATAAACTTGCTTTATCTGTAACACCAGGTAACTGTTCATTAAGTCTAGCTTCGTCGGAGTCTTTTTTAACTAACTTAAACTCTCCGTTTGGAAGCCTTATACCTATTAGTTCTTCCATCTAGTATTTTATTTAAAATTTTTATTGATCCAAGCTTTTACTTTAGCATCTGATATGTCACCTCTTATAAATATATTTGAAGGCGTAACACTACCTTCTGATATAGTACCTACTATATATTTGCTTGTAGCTTCATCATAAAGCAATACTTTATTACCATAACTATTAGTTACGTTAGGGAACATAGCGTAGTTTTTGCTGTTATCGGCATCCCATTTATCAGCTTGTGCTTTTGTAGAACCATCTTTTAAAGTTCCATCAAGGTTTGTATGAGGGTTTTGACCAGCTTCTACAACGGTAAGATTTTGAACATCAGGATCATTTAAGCTATCATAATCAGTTGTTCCACCTATACCTGGCATTAATGCTTCAACACCATCAGCTGGTGTACTAGTTTTACCATCTCCTTTATTTTTTCTACCACTTTTTGCAGAGTTATCTAAATGACCTAATAATTGATTTTTTACAGCATCATTAATAGCTTCTCTAGCACCAACGCTTACACTTGTATCATTACTATTAGCCATTTCAACAGCTTGATCTAACGTATATGCTTTACCATCTATATTAACTGTTGATATTTGATTTGATAATGGTGAGCCAAACAAATCATCATATAAAAATGATTGAGTAACTGGCCAACCACCTTTATCTAACATGTTACTTATTTGATTACCATGCATTAATCTTTCAGCTTCACTTATAGGTTTACCTGCGTTATATATACTTTTGTTTAACTCTAAAAATGTTTTAGCTTCATCATTAGCTTTACTAAAAGGTGCATCTTGATTAGCTGTGTTTAAATTAAACTCTTCAACACCTTCACCACTAAAAAATAAATTACCATCATCACCTATTCTAAGATTTAAGTTATCTGTATATAATTGTGATAGTGCATTCATTTTACCTTCAGGATCATTTGCTTCAGAAAAGTTTTTGTTTTGATAATCTTCTAAAAATTCTGCTTTATCTGTACCAAAGGTACTAAACTGTGTTTTCATATTATTCATGGCGTTTTTAACACCATTTATAATATCTACATTTTGTTGATAACCAATCTCACCTGGTTGATACTGTGTTATATCTCTAGCAGCTTGTGCAGCTCTTTGTTTCATTTCTAATAGTTTACTAGATATAGCTCCTCTATATTTTTCAGGTATCTGAGACACATCAAAATCAGGTGGTATACGATCTACATAGGTTTTAATTGTTGTAGCTATTTGAGCTTCTTGCGCTTTCTTTTTAGCTTTTCTTTGCATAGCAGCCATTTGCAATGCTTGACTACCACCGCCAGTTTGTCTTGAAATATTTGCTTGCACCATAGCAGATGCTGCCGATGTACCAGCTCCATATGCGTATTTTGCTCCTTGTATTAATGCTTCGTTTGCCATATTATTCTATTGTTTATTTACGGTAGTTGGGATAACATATCTTCGCCGTAACTTGAAACAGCACCACCAACTTGACCTATACCGCCAATAACTTGTTGTTTAGCTTGTTCTCTAGCAGCGTCGGCAGCTCCTTTTCTTTGTTGTGCCATACCTAACATAGTACCTGTTTTTTCGTATTGCAACGTTCTTGCAGCTGCAGCACCTTGTCTTTCAGCCATTTGATTTGCAGCAGCTTGATTAGCAGCAGCAGCTTGATTAGAAGCCTCTTGCTGTGCGATACTAGCAGATGCAGCTTGATTTTGTTGCGCAGCTTGATTAGCCATAGATTGTGCTAAAGCAGCAATACCGGATCCACCAGCTGCTCCGCCCATTTGTGACATTATATTAGCTTGCGTTGCTTGATTTTGTTGTGCAGCAAAGTCTGCAGCCTGTGTGTTTACAGTTAAGTCTTCAGCTGTATTTTCTAAGTTAGCCATAAGATTTGAAGTATCTAAGTTTTGATACTGTTGTTTCATCTGGTTAAGTTCTTGTTGCGCTCGTCTTTGCTCACGCCTTCTGGCTCTACCACCAATAAGTCCTCCAGCTATATTAGCTAAACCACCTACGGCAGCACCTCCTAATTTCATTGCACTAAATGGATCCATATTTTTTTATATTAAGTTATTATTATTATTACACATTATTTGCTACTTTCAACTATTTCACTAGATATTGCAAATAGCTCAATAGGTTCATTACTATTATTTTCCATTTTAACCTCAGCATAATAACCAGCTAAACTAGACATGTTTGCTACATTATCTTTGCTAAATAGTATAAAATCACCATTATCTGGTCTATCTGTACTAGCAGCTATATCAACTACTATACTTGTTGGATTTACTGTTTCTATAGCACCTATTTCAACTATATCATCATATGAGAAATGAGGTGTAGGTACTCCAGAGCTACTAGTTGGCGCAAAATAAGCTGTATCACCAACCTGAACTGAATCCTGTACTCTGTTGTTAAAATTTAATGTTATAGGCATTGCTGATCGTTTAAGTTATAGTTAGAATAATGACAATTTGTAAATACATAAGCAGTAGGTACTTGATTATTAGTTGTTGATGTTATTTTACCAATACCATGGTGAGTACTACCACAACCACCACCAACGGTGCTAAATTTAACAAATCTATTTGTATTTGAACCTAAGTTTATAGCTAATGTTGCTAAACTTCCTGCATCACACATAATAGTTGGTGATACATAATGAACACTACCTGTTGCACCGCTACTGTTGTGAACTTCAATTTGATAACAAAGTTCTGATGAAAGACCACCACCACCACTACTAGCTGTTGTTAAACTAACTGTAGATGTATTACTGTCTTCATAACCATCGTTAACTTTATATGTAAATGAATCAGCACCTGATGAGTTTGTTGTTGGTGTATAAGTTACAACACTTCCACTTACACTTGTACTACCATTACTAGGTGAACTTACAACAGTTAATGTTGTTGGGTCACCTTCAGGATCTGTTATATTGCTTGCTAAGTTTATTGCTAAAGCTGTATTGTGAGCTACATTAACACCTGACTTATTTGTTGTAACAGGTGGTTGATTTATAAAGTTATCTAGTTCTAATGTTGATGTTAAACTAGCAGCGCCTGTTGTATATATATAAGCACATCCAGTTACTGTTACTGTTTGTGTACCGTTACCTGACGTTTCTAATTTTGTTATGTACCAATCGTAAGCATCGTTACCAGCATCAGCTGTTCTAGTGTTAGTAAAATCATTCATAGTAGGAGCAGGTGTAGCTGAGTTATCCTCGTTAAAAGCTACAGTATTACTAAATATAGGTGTTCTTCTTATAAATAAATTTTTACTAGCGTGTTGAGCATTAATAGTAAACGGTTCTAATTGATATAAATAACCTTCTTGTTCTTCAAGGTTTATAGTAACGTTTAAACTGTTATTACTGTACGTTTTAGTTAACGTTTGATCATCTGATATAGCGTTTATTAAAAATACAGCTTGAGCTGATTGTGTCCATGTTAATGTAGGATTACTATTATTATAATTAGTAATGCTACTACTAACACCAGTTGGACTAACACCAGTTACTTTAACTGTATATGTAGCACCCGCTGAATCAGCTGGTATTACTACATTTACCACATGTACTAAATCATCACCTACTTCAGTACCTGATGAGTTTAATGTTGTAGCTGCAGATGTAAATGTATTTGTTGTAAAATCATAAGTATTAGGGCTACCAGCATCATCTTTTATTTCTAAATCAAACTTTGAATTTGACTGTGAACCATATATTCTTATCTCTCTAGTTTCACCAGCCGCATCTATATTACTTGTATCTGTTACTAAACTTCTTATTTCGTTTGCTGGAGTAGCATTATCTGCTGTAGCTGTAGCTGTCCATGTTAATCTTGGTTTTGTAGGTATAAGTCCAGTTCCTTGACCTATATCAGCATCAGCTGTAAAATTTTCTATACGCCATTTAGTTCTATATCGTGTAGGTTGACCATTGGCATTTTCGGCAATAACTTGTTTTTCTATTACATACATACTATCAAAACCACTAGCATTGCTTAATACATAAGATGGTTCAGTATCAAAAAAATGACCAGTATCAGCAACAAAATCAAGTGTAAGTAAAGCATCTACTGTATGAGAGTTTACTGTATTACCCATGTTATCAGTGTTACTACCTGAGTTTAATATAAAAGCACCAGGATTAGGTTGTGTAAACACTGTGTTGTTTACCCCAGAAGGTGGCTGACTACAGTTTGTAACATTCCACGCATACTCACCTGTCCATTTGTAAGGTATTCTATTTAAATGAGTAGCACTACCAGATAAATCAACTGTTAAATCTTGTGATTCTGACGGAGTAAAACTATCGACTAAATCAAAAACAAATCTAACTTTATTACCAGCTGCGTAAGCAGTGCTTGTATCTGAACCTGTTATAGCTGGTGAATTATCTATAAAAGCATTGTTATTGCTATCATGATTATATGAAAAGTTTTCCGCTGCAACAACATAGCTACTATTTATTGGCTCAATTTCAAGAGTTATAGTAGCACTACCACCAACTTGTTGGCTTTTGTTTACTGTTATTGTGCTAGAAGTTACTGGTTTGCAATTTACTAAACTACCCATATTAATCTCCGTTTTCGTTTAATGTTATTTCTACTGTTGCTTGAGTATCACCTGATTGGCTAGTTACAAAGTCTATACCTTGTACACTAAACTCTTGACTATCTAAATTACCTATATTTGTATAATCACCTTTAATGTAATTAAACCATTTGCTTTCTTTTTCTACAAACTCAAGTACTTGACCACTCTGCATGTTAGTTGTTATAACTGAAGCCCACCAACCATTTTTAGCTATATAGTTATCAAGATCAACACTCATTTCACTTAGTGTTGTTTCTTGTAATATTCTGCTTTGAGTACCTTCGTAGTTTAATGTTTTAAAGCTTTTTATTAAACCAGGAAAATCATTTAGCACAGCTGTTAAAGTTGTGTTATCAAAATTACTTGTACTAGTTGGTTCGTATCTATAATCACTTGTGTAAAAAGTGTTTCTAGTTTGATTATCATGTGAATATAATTCACCTTTGTAAAAAGTATAATATATATTGTTTAAAGATACAGCTGCTTCAGGTATAAAAGACTTTCTACTTGTCCAACCTTTTACTTGTTCTTTAAAACTTATTGTATCGTCTTTATCAGAATCTATAAATGTTATATTATATAAATCTTTATTATCATCATACGATCCAAGTAATGTGCCTACATTAGATAGTTTATCTCTAAAATAATCAACCATACCATGCATTGATATTTCTGTCATACCATCTCTTGATAATCTCATTATTGCTCCTCTTGCTTTATCTGCAAAATAAGCTCTAAAGCCAAAGCTAGCAAAACTTTCAGGATTTTTACTTATACCATATTCACCTACATATGGCACTGCTTGGCCTAATACTCTAGCGTTAGATGTTAACTGAGCGTTACCATCAGCTTCAAATAAAGCATCTTTGTTTGATAACACTCTTAATACCTTATCTTCACAGAAAGTTATTATATCTGTATCTCTTGTATGAAGTTTTTGTATTGATCCGTATTCTGGATTTAAATTCTTTGTTATATCTTCAGCTTGTATAAACTGGTTTGTTCTATTTACACCACTTGTTGAATTATATATCTGTGAAAATATTAAACCTGTCTTTTTTCTTTCTTCTTTATATTGCTCAGCTAATACTGTTGATGCTTTTACACCTTTAGCAATAGTTGCCGCATTAAAATCATCTCTTACTCTATTTGACTCAACACCGTTACCAAAACTATAACAGTTAAAATAATCTAATGTTTTAAAGCTATTGTGATCTGCTATTGGGTAAGCGCAACTAGCTTCATAAAATAAATCAACATCTATAGCTTCTTTTGGTTCTGTTTCAAATATAGCTGGGTTTTGACTAGAAAAAGTTTCTAAATACTCAGGTACTACTAGATCCATAAAGTATGGATTTTGAATTGTATCTGGATCTGTACTTGTATCACTCCAACCTTGAGCAAAGCTAGACTCATCAAAACCAGTTATAGGTTTATCTAATTTTAAAACAAAAACAGTTCTCTTGTTGCTACCCCAAGTTCTTTTTCTTGAGGAAGTTGAATAGTTACTAACAGCAACAACTAAAGAATCTTCAACTGTATAAACAGTATCAAATCCTCTCATTTTAAATTGAGCACCCTTTCTTCTTATAGACATAGCCATGTCTCTGAAGTTAGTGTTATAATTTTCATCATGTTTCCACAAGTATGCAAACGTGATAATTGTGTTACCAGGTTTTATACCATCTGGTGCTGATAAGTTTCTACCTACACCGCCTTTATTACCCCACCATAACTCTTCGTTACCATATTTATATTTATAATAACCTGTTCCATCTGCTTGGTTAGCAACTTCTTCACTTATCCAGTGTTTAATATGAGGGTGATAATCTCTCCATGTTGAACCTGACCAGCTTTGTGATTTTCTTTGAAACATTGCTGTTTCTTGTATCTTATATTCTGGATCTGGCTGAAAGTTTAATACATTTGTTTCTAGTACATCGTCTCTAAATATTTTTACAAAAAATCTACCTTGAAACTCAGGTTTGTTTTTTAATTCTACCCTACCTAACTCAAAGCTAACACCTGTAGCCATACCATAATTTGGTCCTGTACTGTTCCAGTTACCGTTATCTGTCTGAAAAATAACATCTATATCACTTAACCATTTTTTCTTTATTCTTATTTCGTATTTTGTGTTATTACCACTACCGCTTTTTTCAAAAGACTTAATATCATACCAACCAGATGAACCAGAGTCACTATGTAGCTTTATTCTTAAACCAGACTGTGTTAAAGTTTCTGCTTCTGTAAAGTTACTATTATCTAAAAATTGAGTTTTAAATATTTCTAATGTATCACCATCTCTTACAGGTACGTTAGCTTGACCACTTGCTACTCTCCAACTTGCACTACAATCAGCAAAACCAAGTGATGTTATTTCTTCTCTTATAAATAAAGGAGCTTCGTTTGATATTGATATAACTCTATATTTAGCTTTATCAGAAACATAATCATCAGTATCATGTTTCTTTTTTAATATTAAATAACTATCCTCTTGTATTTTATTTCTTTCAGCTGATGGAAAACTAATCCATACGTTACCATCTTCAGCTGGATACCAGCGATCCATAGCTAAATTATAATATTCATTTGATGGATCTTTTATAAAATATTTATAATGTGTAAATCCACTAGGCGCTGTATGATTAACTTTTATTTTAACTTGATTATAGTTTGGAGCGTCAGATTTGTTATAACTTATTTTAGCTGTAGTATCTGTAAATACTGGTGTTTCTCTACCTAGTTCATCTTTATAAACAATACCGAACTGATATTGTCTCATTGACTTTAATGATTTTTCTGGCTCTGTACTAACCGCAGCAGATCTTAATACGTTTTCAACTGTAAACTCAGGTTTAAAATACTCACCCATGTTAAAGTTTTCTACATAGTTACCATATATTAATCTATTAGCAGATATTTCTTGTGCCTTAGCTTTTTTAGGAACATTATCGTAAGGTCTTAATAGTTGATTTGATTGTACTGTTTTGTATATTATTTCTGATTCTAACGTATATTCATCTTGAAACCACTCACTATCATTTTTGTGAATAGTAGCTACAACATATACATTGTTATTAGTATCATCTTTATATAATATATCTATTTCTTCTACTTGCTTATGTACATCTGAAGTTCTAAAATCACTTATTTTAACAAACCTAAGTTCGTTTTCCATACCAAGGTTGTAACCTTTTTTAGGCTCATATTCAAATGCTTTAGGTACAAATATAGCTTCTGTAAATGGTGAAAAAGCAGAGTATTCACCGTTTTTATATTTCCATCTACTAGCAAATCTAATAAATTTATCTTTAAATAAAGCGTCTCCTTGTTCTAATTCAACAACCCAATCAGTTTCTGCTGTTCCTACATCATCTGGTATACTTAATATTTCCAGCTTCATTGTTTTAGAACCTACTTGAAACTGATTTAAGTATGGATCTACAACTGTACATCTTATACTTATATCTCTATCAAATTCCTCAGTAGTGTCATCTTGTTGTCTAGTTAATATAACTATATCACCAACTTGAAAATCAGGCCTAGCTGTTAATATTTTTGCTTCTACTATAGAAACTATTTCACCTGGTAACTTAGGAGCACTAGTACTACTGTCATAAAAATTAGCTTGTACAACAGCTTCTATTACACCAGCGCCAGCGCCAAGTATTGGTTTTGCTCTAGCTGTTTTACTAGCAAAAATAGTAGGTGAACATAAAGGTCCTTTCTTTAAAACAGTTATGTCGTCTTCATTTATATTATAAAGACTATTGTTTTGATCTTTTAGTTGTGTTAGATTTGTAAAGCCGTTAGAACCGTCGCTACATCTTTTTATATCAACAACTTTAGGTTCGTTTTCATCGTCAGTAAAAAACAATAAACCATCAATTAAGTTTATACCTGTTATTAATCTTTCTGTAGAAAAATTTAATCTACTGTTGTCTGTATCAACTAATACAGCTTTTGTTTCTTGATCTATTTGATTAAACTCAGCTATTATTGATTTAGTGTTGTTTGTTACAAACCAATATATTTTTTCGTTTTCAGTATCTGCAATAGCACCAACACATTTAGCATTAGCTAAGCCAATAGCACTTCTAACTTGATTACCTAATATATTTTGTACAGAGCCAACGTTACTGCCTTCAGAGCCAGATATTTCAACGTTTAAAGCATCTCTGTATTCACCATTAGGTACTAGTCTTTCGTCCAGGTCTTTATTCATTCGACCTGCGCTAAAAGTGTGTTTAATTTCAGGCATGTATTAATGTTTTATTTGCTTCGACTTATTTCTCATTTGCGCAGCTATTTCCTCTATTTTAAGATTTTGTAATCTTAATTTAGCGTTTCTTACTGCAGCAAATCTATCTCTTTTGAATCTAGCTATCATATACTCAGGTATACCCATTTTAGTACATAATATTGCGTAAGCAATATGCTTATACATAGCTTCTTCAGCAAACTTATGTACAACCATATCTTCTTCAACCGATAAACCATCACTTATGTAATGTAATGTAACTGTTTTGCCAGTTAAATCAGAGCTAAAGTGTATGTTACCTTGAACAAGGTCTATATAGAAAGTTCCATTTGTATGAGCTCTTGATGGCTCTATACCGTATCTACCGCCAGTAGCATACCAATCATCAACTTCATCGTCTGCTATGCTACTTGACACACCAGTATCAATATTGTTATCTTGATAGTTAGCCCATGTATCTGAATCACTAGCTAATAGCAAGTTGCCATCACTATCATATGTATATTCGTAATCACTATCTTGTATTATAGCTGTTGGGTTACTAGTTTTTATAGCAGGATATATTATTCTTTCAACACCATCAGAGTTATGATAACACAGTTTAATATAGTTAACATAATCATGTGGTAAATTCATTTTTAACGATGGAGGTAGTTCTATCTCTTGGCTTTTTTGAGATCTTAATACATCATAACTAAACTCTTGTAAACCTCTCTGTGCGTGAAAAGCGACATCAGATCTTCTACATTTACTTAATAGTTTACCTTCACCAACATATTGTATTATAAAGTTATTTATAATTTGTTGTATTGATATATATTGATAATTACCTAATTGTGGATTTACAAGTTCAACTATAACAACTGTGCCTTGTGCAACAGGTGTATCTAACGTTACAGTATAATTAGCAGCATTATATTCAAATAGAACCGCAGCACCGCCAACTAAAACTCTTATTTCACCAGATGTTGTAGGCATTGTAGCCCTATTGTTTAATAAAGTTTCATTTACAGGAAAAGTTAATACATATTGACCAGCGCTACCACCACCTGTGGCTTGAGCTGCTGAAGTTGTAAATTGTTCTTGTCCGTAATACTGTTGTTGACTTCCTTCAAATAGTGGCATAATTATTTATTTTCTTGTTGTACGTTCTGTGCTTCTTCTGTAGCTGCTACTTGATATAATTGAGGATCTTTTATAGTTACTCCTGCTAACTCTAATATTTTTATTACTAGTTCTGTTTCTTCTGATTCATGTAATTCAAAATCAGTTGATCTGCTTGGAGCATATAAAGCTCTACCGTTTGTCGTATTAACAACATAACCCCACTCTACAGTAGCAGGTCTATGTATATAATTACAAACTACATTACTAGTTATAGTTGTTGGATAAATTTGTATTCTTCTTTCTCTATTTGCTTGACCATCACCATCGCCAGAATATCTAACATACATGGGTCTTGTTTCTGACGGACTTGTTAGTGGAGAATTTTGTAAGTGATGTATTTCATTTTGAGTAGCGTTTTCTATTTCTACATAACCACCTTTGTGTTTATAATATAGCTCACCCATTCTATAGTATTCTGGTAAAATTGCAACACCTGCACCAGGACTCATATCAACAGTTTGTCTATATTTTTCAAAATGATCAATTTTTTCTTGTATTATATCGACTTGGTCAGCGTATCTAGTGTCATTACCAGGTATTCTCATATACTGATTGAGATCGTAAAAATACTGCTCAAAAATATCCATTTGAGCTTGATTAGCATATAGATTATATTCTTGAGGTGTTATATAACCTCTTTGTTCTTTGTTTGCTATTGCTAATACTCTTTGATATACTGTGTCTATATAAACCATATTTTTTTTATTTATAGTAAGTAACCACCTCATAGAGATGGTTACCTCTATAAAGTTGTTTTATTTCATCTTTTTTTCAATAGCACCTAATACTTCTAAACCTTCATCGGTTTTAAACCAAGCTGCTAAAGCTGAATAAGGATGTTCTTCAAATGGCACTGTAAATAATTTTCTGCCATTACTAGACCAAGCAAAACTTCTATTATCAGGTGATAATTTTATAATATTTGCTTCTACGGCCTTTATACCTAAGTTTCTTAGTTGAACGTTATCATCAGTGGCTAATGCTATAAACTCTTGTGGTTTAGTTTTAGCCATAACTAAAATATCTCTTTTTACTTCTTTAGAGGACATTTTACTTACCTTACTACCTTTCTCTACTCTTAATATAGCTTCAGCTTCATCAATATCAATTTCCATAGCTAACTTAACAGCTTCAAATTCTAGTTCAATCCAATCAACTTCTTGAACAGCAACTTGCTCTGGTTTATCTTCATAATATACCTTATCTCTCATTGGATGGTATAATGATAATAGTTTTTGTAAAGCTGTTTGTCTAGCTGGCACCATTAATGTACCGTTTCTAAAAACTATTTGACCAAGTGTTGCCTCTCCTTTTTGTTCTTCAACAAATGGTGAGTTTTGATTAGTTGCATATTTTAATTCCTTTTGTATTCCATTTTCTTGATCAAACCATAATAATGGATTTCTTGTTGTATGTCTACTAGGAATTTTATATACTATAGGTTTTCTATTTGATTTTAAAATGTATAACCTATCTTTTATTTCCCATTTAGGGTTTTTGTTTTCTTTCATGATATAATATAATTAAAAAGTTAGTAAAATAAAGGTGTGGGTGCCGAAGCACCCTTACCTTTAATTATTTTGCTTATGCAACGTCAGAGTTATTTTTCAATAATACGAAGTTGTTAGCAGCTTGAACACATAAACATCTTTCAGATAAGAAATTAACTTGCATTTTATCTAATGTTGAAGTATAATTTCCACCTACAGATCCTGTGATCCAAGACTTCATTTTTCTGTCATCAGCTTCAGAAGCTCTATATCTAACATGTAAGAATGGTCTAGAGATATTTTTACCCATAGACTCATCATAAACTGTTGAAGTACCAGCTGGTACGATAACACCTTCAATGTCAGAGAAACCTCCTCTTGTTACTGAATCATTTAAATATTTCCAGTCAGACTTATAGAAGTCATAAGAACCTCTTCTAAATCCTGAGAATCCTAAGTTAAGCGCCATATCCTCAGAATTGTTGAATACACCATAAGATGTACCATTAGTTCCGTAAGAATTTTGCTTAGCTAGCATACCGTCAATATCTAAAGACGTTTGTCTGTCTAAGAACATCATGTTCTCTTCAATACCACCTTGCTTGTCAAGCTCGATAAGAATCTCATCAAACTCACCAACACCAACTGAAGGTGTAGCGTTATTAAAGTCAGCACCGTTGAATACTAATCCTCTTTCTTGAAGAGCAGCAAACATACCTTGAGTACCAAAGACATTTATATCTGTTAGCTCATTAACTGAAGCTGCAGAAGCATCTTCACCTTCAAGAACTACCATTTCTAAATAATCATTAAATCTTAATCTTGCTTCAGCTTCAGATTTAATATACCATAAGTATCCACTAGCTCCATTTTCAGAAGTAACTTCAACCCAACCGATTTGAGCAGTATCAGAACCGTTAACACTGTATTGATCTCTAATGATTACAGGTCTGTTTGAGAACTGAGTGAAAGAAGCATCTTTTGACTTATAAGAAGCCGACATTTCAGATCCTTTCGCGAATTCAGTACCATAAACAAATAATCTACAAGAATCATCGCTATCAAGGAAGTTAACAGCACCAGACCCATCATTGTTAAGACATTGCTGAGTATATGGCTGAATAACCGCATCGTTTGTACCAACAGCTACAACATAACATTTCAAGATTCTTGAAGTGTCAGGAGCAGCAATAATAACTGAATCACCTATGTTAAGTAAGTGAGCACCTCCAAGATTGATCCAACCACCGCTACCAGCTGTAGTACTTAAAGCACCACTTGCGTTGTTAGCTTGTGTAATTGCAACATTCTCGTAAGTTTGGTGGATTCTACCTTGCTCAGACCAAATAACTTGGTCAGAAGCTAAAGGCATTTCTGCACCAACCATACCTAGAAAACCAGATATAGTTCTTTTCCCATATCTCTCTACTTCCTTCTCGTAAATTTCAGGTAGGAATTGCGCAGCAAAAGTACCACCAGCACCATCGAAAGATAAATAGTTATCTCCCCATAATGATTGAGTAGGTCTAGGAGTGACATGAGCTAAATTTGCCAATGTACTTGGCGACGTTAAAAAACTCATAATTTTTAATTTTAATTTTTGTTAAACTTTTATTTTCTCATTTTAACTCTAAGTCTAGACGAATCATCACCTGATATAGCTCTTACTTTTATACCGCCAGCTTCAACCGTACCTGAGTGCGTTTGTCTACCGGACATGTCAACATTTTTAGCTTTAGCCATACTATCTTTCATAGCATCAGCTTTACCTTGTTGATAAAAGTGATTTGCTATAGCATCTGGATTATTCGCTGTAAACAAAGCTTTGTGATAACCTTGAGGATCTATTAATTGATTCTTTTTATCTAAAAACTTAGACGCAAAGTTATTAATATCACTCTGGTTTTCTTTTACCTTAGCAGCGTCTTTGACATTGTATCTAAATCTTTTTTCACCAATCTTAAATTCAAAACCTTTGAATTCTTTGTTAAATAACTGATTAGTTTTAGTTTCAAATACTTGTCTTTGTTCTTTAGCTACTTTAGCACTTTGTTCAGACTCTTTGTTATATCTATTGAAAAAATCTACAGCTTTTTGCTGATCAGGCGTTAACTTAACTCCACTTTTGATTTCCTCGTAATATTTGGACTTTTGCCCGTCCAAGTGGCTCTTAGCGTTGGCAACTTGCTCTTTAAACGCTAATTTCTTTCTACGAACATCTTTTTCATCATCGACCTCTTCGTCCCATGAATAAAGATCTTCCATAACAAAACTAATTTCATCATCAGTTAGATGAGGTTTAGTTTGTTTAAAATATTCTCTTAGTAATGTGTTATCATCAAATTTACTAAAGTCTTGATTTAACTTTACATAATCTTCAAGACTACCACCAGTTTCATTCATAAAGTCTACAACTTTTTGAATATTTTCCGGTAAAGGTTGTCCAGTCTCTTGAGCTTCAGATACAGCTTCTTCAATCTCTTCTTTTACTTCTTCAACTTGCTCTTCAACTTCTTTCTCCTCTTCATCAGTTATTTCTTCAACAACTGGTGTTTCTTCTTCAACCTTTTCTTCTTGTTTTTCTGGTTGTTCTTCTTTTATTTCTTCAACAACCTCTTCCTTAGGTTTTTCTTCTTTCTTTTCACTTAAATCAACTTTAGCAACTTCAGATTTTTCTTCTTTAGTTTCTTCAGCTTTATTAAGATCAACCTTAATAACATTGTCTTCAGGTTGTCCTAAGTTTTTCATTTTACGTTTAGCTGGAGTTTTAACCTTTAATGGTTTATCTTCAACTTTTTCGTCAGAGCCAGTAGGTTTGACTACAGGCACATCTTGTTGTAGTTCTTCAACTACTTCTTTCTTTTTATTAGCCATAATATAATATTATATAATTAAACAAATTATCTAGGCTCAAACATGCCTAAATCTAAACCAGCTAAGTTATCATTACCAGCTGATTCAAAGTTCTTGGGTGGTTTACCCGTGTTTCTTTGATCGATTAACTCAGACTGTTGACTAGCTTGTATTCTAGTTCTTTCGTCTTTACGATCTTCTTTTTGAGTTTCTTTTTGCTTCATTCCATCAACTTCTATATTCTTTAATTGCAGATTGTACTGAAATTCTAATGCCATCAACTCTTTTTTTGCTCTAACTTCTTGCTGCATTTTTTGTTGATCAATTTGAGCTTGAAGTTGTGCTAGTTGAGCTTTTTGTTGAGTAACAGCACCTTGCTTCTGTACTTCTGCTTGAGCAGCAACTTGTTGAGCTTGAGCATTTGCTTGAGCTTGTTGCTGTATATTTTGTTGAGCGATCATTTGATCCTCTTTTGTTTTAGCTTTTCTACGTAATTTTAAAACTTGATTTGCTAGTTTAAGATTTTTAATTTCTCTAACATCAATAGCGTCTTCAAGATGTATGCTTTGTTGAGCTAAAGCAGCTTGAATATTATTTTCAAGTAATTGTTTTTCTTCTTCATCTGGTGCTAATTCAATATATATACCAAAATCATATAAATGTAAATCAGCCATTTCATCTAATGTAGCTACATTGTGAGCACCAATTTTTTGTATAAATGCCTCTCTTGCTGGTGAGTACTCTATAATATCAGATATTCTTAATGATATACCTTCACATAAATCAGATGTTAAGAATAAACCAGCTTGTAATATATGTCTAGTAGCTGTATTACTATTTGCAGCTGCTATTTTTTGTACACCAACTAAAGCGTCTTTTGCAGGTGCACTAGCATCTCTAGCTTCGTTTAAACCGGTCACATCTCTAATCATTTGTAAATAATAATTATAAGTACCGATTAAGCTTTGTATTTTACCACCGCCATTACCAGACTGTATTTCTTGTATAGGTACTTTACCAGGGTTCATATCACCATCACCAGTAAATGATCTACCAATTATACTACCAGTTTGGAAGAACATGTTTAATGCTTCTTGTGGATTATAATTAGTGCCGTTACCTAAATCAATTTCAGCAATACCATCAGCATCTAAATAAACACCGTCAGGAACCATTCTAGACATCACCTGTTGCAGTTTTAAATGAGTTAGCTGTATCATATCAGCAAAACCAGTAATACGTCCTACAAGTGATTCTATTTTACCCTTATACATACGTGGAGCAACTATACTATAATTCATTTTAACTTTAGTATAATCACTTTTAGGTCTTACCATATTCTTAGCAATACCCCATTTAAGCAACTTATCAGTACCTAAAACTAAAGCACCTTCATATAATACTTCTAAAACTCTTTCTAATTTACCAAATCTACCTTCTAGCTCTACTACAGGTGGATCAAAATTATCATCTCGCATTATAATTTTTTCTGCACCCGTTGAAGTTTCTTTTACTTTATAAACTTCATTCATATAGGTTTTATAATTAAAGTATAAAACTCTAATTTGGTTTTTATCAATATCTTCGCCTAAATAAGAAGCTTTATCATGTACTCTATTATTTTTATATGATTGACCAGATATATCTTCTAAATCTTGTTGTGTTAATTCAGGAAATTCTTTTTTAATTTCATTTATAGGTAGTGTTTTTACTTCACCTACATAATACAAATCATCAAAGTATGGTGACTCAGTGTATGAATAAACTAAGTTTGCAGGATCAACGTATTGAACTTTAACACCTTCTGATTGTGTAAAGTGATGTTTAACAGCACCAATACCTAATGTAACTAAATCATAGTTAACTCTTTTTCTAATTAAATCATATCTGTTACCTTCCAATAAAACATTTATAGCTTGTTCTTCAGCTAGCTCAACAGCTTGTTTGTATGTAAGCTGCATATGTAACTCTAACTCTTCTTCATCTTGAGGTAATTTTTCTGGTGGCGTAGCTGATAAACTTATACCAAATGCTTCTCTTGAAAACTCATCTAGCTCTCTAGTTCTCATATCAGCTAATATAGTTTCCATGTAAGCTGTTCTTTTGCTAACACCGTAAGGATCTTGTGAAAAAGCTTTTACGTCAAAAACTCTTTCTGATATACCATTAACTACTATATCTACAAACTTAGGTATAATAGGTACTGGTTTCCAATCTAAATTAAGATAAGATAAATCACCGTTTATAGATAATTCATCTTTATATTTTTGTATTGATTGTTCACCTCTAGCGTATAATCTTAAATTGTGAAAGTTGTTGTGATTTGTTCTGTATCTATTACTACCTCTTTCAGTATGAAACCACTCAGCTTCAATAGCTTTAGCTACTTTTAAACCATAGTCGTAACTCATTTTTTCAACGTCACTTACAACTTGAGATGGGAAATAACTTCTTACAGCCATATTTATTGTTTAATTATTTTTGACATATTACCTTTGTTTGAATATTTAGCAATACTTATATTTAGTTTTGGTTTTTCTATTGTAGCGTTTGGTCTATATAAGTGCCTATTACAAGCCATTATTGCAAGACCAGAGCTTATAGAAGCATCGTGTTTTGTTCTTTTGTTTATATCAAATTTAGCCCAATCATTTAACAGCTCGTTAAAATAACAATTGCCAAATTGACCTTCAGCATTCATACCCACATGACTTTGTATATACATCTCAATTGCTGCGGCATGTGCTTGTTTAATATCTTCACTAGAGTTT